AGCAGGTACATTTCAAATGAGGGTAGTTAGAGGATAATGGCTGGTCAACTTGATTCATTATTTAAAAGTGTTGCTAAACAGGTTGTTGCTGATTTAGGAAGCTCTTTTGATTCAACCATTGTTTATGTAAAGAAAGGAGTATCAAGTTATAACGTAGAAACAGGAGAACAAATTAGTGTCGATACTACTTATTCTGATTTAAAAGCACCAGTAGAATTTGTTAGATCAGAAGAAGAAGGTGAACAAGAAATGAGAGAGGCAAGAATTTATATAACACCCGATCTTATTGGAGATAATCAACCAACACTTGATGATGAAGTAAAATTAACTTTTGCTGGATCTACAAGGGTTGGACAGATAACAAATATTGATACAAAACAAGGTGGACAAACTTATTTATTTACTTTATTAGTGAGGTTCTAATGGTTAGAAATTTTAAAAAGGCAAAACCAGATTTAGATGCTCAACTTAATGAAGCATTTAATTCAATGATTGGAGATATTTTAGCTGATCTTGCAACTGACGCTAATAGTCCAGTATATACAGGATTTTTAGCATCAAGTTGGAGAGCACAAAAAAGTCAGGTAAAACAAATAGACAGAGTAGAAGATCACGAACCTTGGGCATCCATAAAAAGAGAACATAATAAACTTAATTTACCTAAAGGTGGAAAGCCTTGGACAAGAACAAAATCAAAACCAGCTAATCCAGTTATAGAACCTAGATTTTCTCCTCCAACCTTTGATTACAGAAAGGGATGTTTTATTGGCAATCAAGCTGAATATTCAACTTATGTAATTGAAGATCCAAGAATAGCTAAATATGTAAAAAATGATGTAAAGAATACTATAAATCAAAATTTCAAAGAGAAAAAACGTGGTGCTATCAAAATTGGTGATACTCAGAAGAAAGTTTACTTTGGTAAAGGTAGTAAAAAAGGTAGAAAATATACTGGTACTTCTGAAATTTAATTATGACTTTAGTTAACACAAGAGCAGCTTTTGAAAAGGCAGTAACAGATGCAGTTTCTGATGTAGATCCAACCGTATTAATGGTTTATGATAATGTGCATTTTACAAGTCCTGGTAAAACAAAGAAATATATAATCATGACTATAGATTTTGGACAATCTACTTTACAAAATCAAGGTGCTTCTTCAGATTATTATGCTGGAGTAATTCAATGTAATGTGTATTGTCCAAAAGGTAAAGGTACTTCAGTTTTATCAGAAATAAGTGAAGCTGTGATTGATGGTCTTACTTCTGTTAATGCTTCTGGCTACACAGATACTTTTAGTTGTAAACCAAGAGTCCTTGATATTACTGGCCCAACTCCTTTAGATATTGAAGATAGAAGTCACTTTGTTGGAGTAATTTCTTGCCAATTTACCGCTAACGCTTAATATAGTAAAGTAATATAATTTTGATATGACAAGAGCAGTAGACCTACTCAAAAACAGGTTTGGAGTTTCACAACTTTACAAGCACGATATTAAACAGGATGATGAAATTATTCTTACTGTTTATTGGCATCCTTTAACTATTGCTGAAAGAGAGGCAATACAAAAGAAAACTACTACTGATGATAACAATGATTATGCTTTACAGATGATGATTGAAAAAGCATTGGATGTAGATGGCAAACGTATTTTCTCAGATGGAGATAAGGCTTCATTGAGAAGAGAAATAGAGGCTAATGTTCTTGAAGAAATTCAGTTAGCAATGATTAGTGCTGGTGCTGATCGGGAGGTAAAACAGGCTAAAGCCGATTTGAAAAGCTAATGGTGATTGGAAATTTATATTTAGTCTAGCTAAACAATTACATAAAACTGTAGCTGAGTTATGTGAAACTTTGACTATAGAAGAAATGATAGCTTGGGCTGCCTATGCTGAAATAGAACATGAAGAATATAAAAAACGACAAGAGGAGACACAAAGAGTTAGTGCTTTAAAAGGCAAAAGAAGGTAAGATAGGTTTAATATTTGGTTTTTTATAGCAAGTGGCTAATTACGGAATAAATATTGATGTAAAGATTAAGGCAGGACAGTTAACTAACTTTAATAAACTTTTAGATAAAACTAATGAAAGAATAAATGCAGCAAATAAAAATATACAAAGGTTTGCTTCATTAAGTCCTAAACATATTCGACCTGTTAGTCAAAGTTTTAACGACTTAAGCATGATGGTCAATAAAGCTAATGCAGCTTTTAATAAATCTACTTTAGGCACTCCACAAGCTGTAGATGCAGCCAGGAACGTTGTAAGAGCTAATGAAGAATTTAATAAAGGATTAGAAAAAAGAGCAAAACTTTTAGAACAAGTTACTTTTCAAATGAAGATGCAGAATATGGCAGCGAAAGGAATAAGACCAGGAACTATGTACTCAGGTCCAATTGGTCCAGGACAAGCTACATCAATGTTTACTGGAAGAGTAAAACAAAATATTGCTGCTTCACAAGCTATTAGAGAACAAGGTGGTTTTGGTGCTTTTAGTACCAGAGCAACAGAAGTTACAAAAACAGCAAAAATTGAAGCAATAAAAAGTAAGGCTAGAGATAAACATTTTAGAAATATTTCAAAAAATGTTGCAAAGATCGCAACAATTCAAACGCAACAACAAGCATCTGCTGCCTTTAGTTTTCTCCCTGGAGGAGATTTTGGAATGGCAGGTGGTCAAATTGGTCCACGATTACCTTTAGTAAATAGATTAGGTTTTGGTAAAAATGCACAAGGTGGACCTTTTGCTATGCAGGGTGGTGCAATGGGTCGATTAAAAGGTGGAATTGGTAGTGCATTGATTGGTGGAGGTTTTCCTGCTTTGTTCGGTGCTGGTGGCTTAAGTTCTGCATTCGGTGCTGTAGCTGGTGGTGCTGGAGGAGCACTTGCACCTGGTGGTGGTTTTGCTGCTTCTATTTTTGCTACTGCTATCGCTGCTCAGATAGAAAAAACTAGAGAGTTTAATAAATCTATTGAAGATCTAAACAGATCAATAGCTGCAACTGGGGGTCAATCTCGTTTTACAGCAGGACAAATTAATGAATTTGCCAAATCAATGAGAATGACTAAAGAAGAAGCATTAGAAGCACTTAAAGCATTTGAACAATTTGGTGCTGCTGCTCGTATTTCTTTAACAAAAGTATTTGGTAATGAAGCTACTTTTAATATGCTTGCCAGTTTAAAAGATAATGCTTCAATATTAAACAGAATGGATGAAATAACAAAAAATTTAGGTTTTGAACAAGCAGGACTTGTATTACAAATTCTTGAGACTCAAGGAGCAAGAGCAGCAGAAAATAAAATTTTAGAACTTACTGTAAAAAAGAATAAAGAATTAAATATGCAAATTGAAGAAAAAGTGGGAGCAGAAGGTCGTTTAAGAAAAATAAGAAAAGAACAAAGAGAAGAAGATGAGTTAGGAGTTCAACAAGAAATTAATAATGCAAGAACTATTTTAGAATTACAAACAAGAAGATTAGAACAACAAGAAAGATTAGCAATAATGAAAGCACCTGTTGATGAATTAGAAAAATTATTAGATCCCTTAATGCAAGTTGATGCTTTGGGTAAAAGTATTGGAAATAGTTTTTCTGAATCTTTTAAAGGTATTGTAACTGGTTCAATGACAGCACAACAAGCATTAAGAAATATGTTTATGCGTACAGCAGATCATTTTTTAGATATGGCTGCACAAATGTTAGCAGCACAAATAAGATCAGGAATCTTTGGTATATTTAAAAGTTTTTCTCCAGTTGGTCCTTTAGGAAATGTATTGTCAACAGCAACAAATACAAGTGTTGGTGCTACAGGTATTCCTAGTGGTAGTGATTTATTACCTGGATCTTTTGGGATATCTTCTATAAATAGATCAATACCTAATAGAAGAGGAAGTGGAGTTAGAGGATTCAGGGCAAGTGGTGGTCCAGTAAAAGGTGGTGGAAGTTATGTAGTTGGGGAACGTGGGCCTGAGATGTTTAGTCCAGGTGTATCGGGAATGATTACACCAAATCATGCTCTTGGTGGATCTACAAATATAATTGTAAATGTAGATGCCTCTGGATCATCTATTGAAGGAGATGAAAAAGAAGGAAGAGAACTTGGTCGTCTTATCTCAGTTGCAGTACAATCTGAAATATTACAACAAAAAAGACCAGGAGGATTATTAGCATAATGGCTACATTTCCCTCAATAAAACCTACATACGGACAAAGAAAAAGATCTAGACCATTTACACGCACGGTTCGTTTTGCTGATGGATATGAACATAGAATATTATTTGGTTTAGCTGAACACCAAAATCCAAAAGAATTCACTTTTACCTTTGAAGTTTCTGAAAATGATGCAGACACAATAGAGACATTTCTTGATGCCCGTGCCAATGATTCTGATAGTTTTACTTTCACTCCTCCAGGAGAAGCTTCATCATCTGAATTTGTTTGCGAAAATTGGTCTAAGTCGATACCATATAACAATAGAGCTACTATTCAAGCTACTTTTAGAGAAGTATTTGAGCCAAGTTCCTAATGTCTGTAGATTCAAAAATATTTAGTGACTTACAAAATATAAATCCGTCTGCAATTATTGAATTATTTACTTTGCAGTTAGATAGTGGTTTTCATGGTGCTACTACAATTTATAGATTTCATGCAGGAAGTAATTTAAATGCTAATGGAAAGATAGTTTGGAACAGTAATGAATATTTAAGATTTCCGATAGAAGTAACTGGCTTTGCTTTTCAGAAAGGTCAATTACCTAGACCTAAAATGAGAATAAGTAATGTAACAGGACTTATATCAGCAATACTTTTAACTGTTAATGAAACCACAACTGGTAATGATTTAACAGGAGCCGTACTAACAAGAATAAGGACATTAGCTAAGTTTATTGATGCTGTAAATTTTAGTGGAGGCAGTAATCCATTAGGAACTCCAGATCCTACTGCTGAATTTCCTATTGAAAAATATACTATAGATCGCAAATCTAGTGAAAATAGAGAAGTTGTTGAGTTTGAACTTGCTGCTCCCACAGATTTAGCTGGAGTAAGGATTCCTGGTCGTCAATGTACTAGATCAATCTTTCCATCTATTGGTACATTTTAAATGAGTTGGAAATACAAAGCACTACTTCATGCTCAAAGAGAAGATCCTAAAGAGTCTTGTGGACTTTTATTAAAT